AATCACATCCTTAACAACTGACTTGGTTGTATACAAGTTTGAGCTAAGAGGAGACAACAATACTTTTGAGGAAACTAATGAAAACTCAAGAGATAATGGAACTTCTTTCTGGACTCAAACTGGTGCAATCGTACTTAAAAAACAAGATGCTGCTACTCAGAAAGCTCTTAAATTACTTTCTTACGGAAGACCACATATCTTAATAGAAGATTATAATGGTAAATTTAGACTTGCTGGAGCTCAGAATGGTGTTGAGGTATCTGTAAGTACTGCTACTGGTGGTGCTATGGGAGACCTTAATGGCTACAATGTTTCTTTTGAAGGTAAAGAAAAAGAACCAGCTTATTTTGTTACTCCTTCTATCGTTGGAGCTGGACTTGATTTCGATGTGAATACAACTGTTATTAATCCATAATAACTAACCATCTTTAATAAGGAGGGGGGTCAATTTAATATGGCTCCCCTTTTTTTATTAAATAAAATGAAAACAACTGTTTGTTGTTATAATACTATGACAATAGCAGATATAAACAGTTTGCCTGTAATAAGAGTATATATGACTGGAAGGTCGTTTACAGCTCTTGCAGCTAAGATAAAGAATCAAGAGACCAAGAAGGTACATACTGTGGCTACAGGAAATATATCTGTAGGTTCTGGTAATGCTTACGCAGACCTTACTATAACTGATTCTAGCTTTCAGTCTGAGATAAACAGCAACAGCACATTGTCAGTTAACATTTATAATTCATCAGACTCTGCACCAGTTTACAGAGACATAGTTGTGTTTAGAACATCATTAGGTTCTACATCTGATTATGTACAAAGCAGTTCTGATTACGAATACATATTTGTAGAATAATAATATTATGGAGGATAAAAAAAACGTTAGAGTAGTAAATCTTGCAGCTTATCAAACTCCTGTTGGAAAAGAAGAATACAACAGAGATTGGGTATGCTATGGTCAAGATAACGACTACTTTCAGAACCTTATCGACAACTACTTAGGTTCTCCTACAAACTCTAGGTGTATTAATGGTATCATTGATATGGTTTACGGAAGAGGCTTAGAAGCCTTTGACCGCAATGAAAAGCCACAAGAGTACTTAGAGATGAAAAAGCTGTTTAACAAGAAGCAGATAAAAAGAATAGTACACGATTACAAGATGCTCGGTCAAGCTGCTATTCAGATAATATACAACAAGAGAAAGACGAGAATACTTAAAGTATCTCACTTTCCTATGGAGACATTAAGAGCTGAGAAAGCTAATAAAAAAGGTGGTATAGATGCTTACTATTATCATCCTAATTGGGCGAATGTACAGCCTTCTGACAAGCCTAAGAGAATACCTACTTATGGTAATGGCACTAGAGGTCAGCAGAACGAATTATACATCATTAAACCTTACAGAAGTGGCTTTTATTATTATGCCCCTGTAGACTACAATGGATGCTTACAATACTGTGATTTAGAGCAAGAGGTATCTAACTATCACATCAACAATATCAAGAATGGACTTCAGCCTTCTTTATTGATTAATTTCAATAATGGTGTTCCACCAGAAGAGACTCAACAATTAATTGAGAATAAGATATACGAAAAGTTTAGTGGGTCAAGTAATGCTGGTAAATTTATTATAGCATTCAATGAATCACAAGATACTAAGGCTGATTTAGAGCCTATACACTTGCCAGACGCACACGCTCAGTATCAATTCATGTCTGATGAGGCTAGAGAGAAGATAATGTTAGGACATGGAATTGTATCTCCTATATTATTAGGTATAAAAGACAATACAGGATTTGGTAACAATGCAGAGGAGCTTAGAACAGCCTCTATCCTTATGGACAATATAGTTATCAGACCTTTCCAAGAAGAAATCATTTCTTGCTTAACTGAAATATTAGAATTTAACGATATATTCTTAGAATTATACTTTGTTACATTACAGCCTATAGAGTTTACTGAATTAGATAATATTTCTACTAAAGTAAAAAGAGAGGAAGAAACAGGAGAGAAACTAAGCTCTCAGGAGCCTTTAGAAGCTCCTGTAGAGCCTATCTCTAAAGAATCGGACCAAGAACCTATAAATGAAGAGATATGAGCTTAAAAGCGTTATTTATAAGTGTTACTGACTTGAAGAAGAAATCTATTATTGATGGCAACGTTGATAGTGATAAAATAGTACAGTATATTGAGATTGCACAAGACATACATATCCAAAATTATTTAGGAGGTAAGTTGTATAAAAAGTTACAGACATTAATAGTAAACGGAACTATAACTGATTCTGTTAATTCTGATTATAAGACGTTATTAGACGATTACGTTAAGCCTATGCTTATTTGGTACACACAAGCTACTTACATACCTTACAGTATGTTTTCTGTGAATAATGGAGGTTTATTTAAGCATAGAAGTGAGAACTCTGATACAGCTTCTAAAGAGGAGATGGAGTACTTAATACAAAGAACAAGAGATACTGCTGAGTTTTATACTAAGAGGTTCTTAGATTACATTTGCAGTTATTCTAACTTATATCCAGAATACACAAGTAGTGCTAATGAGGAGATGGACCCTGACAGAGATGTAAATTATACAGGAGGATGGTACGTCTAATGAAGAAGGATGTAAATAAATATAAACCTAAAGAGGTTAACATTACAAAGTTAAAAGAGTATTTAAAGAAAATAAATAATGGCAACACCAAAACTAGCGTTAATACCGAGCGGATATAAGTCACAGACTGTGTATTCTGTGCTTCCTAGCGATGGTACTTCTGACTTTTCATTTAGCAGAAGTTTCGGTGGGTCTGCCACAAGAGTAAATAAAAATGGTCTAATAGAAGAGGTAAGTGTCAACATACCTAGATTAGACTACTCTGATGGTAGCTGTCCTTCTTTATTATTGGAGGCTAATAAGACTAACTTAGTTACTTACAATAGAGATTTAACAAATTCTGATTGGATAAAGTTTAATAATTCTACAGTTACAGCAGACCAACTAACAAGTCCTAGTGGAGAGTTAAATGCAGATAAAATAGTTTTTGGAACTGGAGTATCATTAATTACTAACAATGTTACTGTTGTAGATGCTACTTCTTACACATTGTCTATTTACCTAAGAGGAGAGAATGGTGGGGAGCAAGTTCAATTAGACTTTAAGAACAACACCTCTCAGGGTGTTAGTGGTACTTTATTTACCTTAACTAATCAATGGGTTAGATATTCTGTGACATTAACAGCTAACCAAACAAACTTAGGATTACAGTTAAGAACTCCTAATTTAACAGAAAGCAAAACTATTTATGCTTGGGGTGGTCAATTAGAATTAGGTAGCATATCTAGTTTTATACCAACTACAACAGCTCAAACAAGACTAGCTGAAACTTGTAGTGTTACAACACCATCTGGAGTAACAAGAATAACTGAAACTTTTTCAGACGAAACAACAAATACAATAACTACCATACCTAGTACATACACAGTAAGTCTTGGTAAGGTATTAAAAGTAATAATGGATTAATATGGCAAACACAATTAATTGGGGAAAGATATATGAATCTACTCATTTTGGAGTAGGTGTTAACAATACAATAAATTGGGGTATAGTGTATGCTGATTTGGTTAGTGATGTACCTAGTTTATTAAGCTCGTTACAAGCAAGAGCAACGTATTACGAAAACGATAGTGGCACAAGAACAATTTTAGAATCATTAGAAAACTGTGAGGTATGAGTAATTTATTAGAAAAAGCAAGTATAATAACTACGCCTACAGCGTATAATAATGGTGAACTATTAAGTGTAAAAGGAGGTACTGTTGCAGACTTTGACTTTTCAAGAGGCTCA